CTACGCGGCGGCGACGCAGTTCTTGCGCCCGGAGTGGGACGCGATTGAGGAACCAGCGGTGCATCCGACGCTCAGATTTGGCGGTCGGCCTGACCGCGTCGGGCGCATCTTCGGGGCTCACGCCATCCTCGAAATCAAGACGCTGGACAAGGGGTGGCGGCTCGACAAGGCGACGCCGCTTCAAACGGCCCTTCAAGCCCTCCTCGCAAGCGCGCGGTATCCGTTGCCGGCGTCTGCCTGGAAACGCTACGCCCTCTATCTGCGGCCGAACGGACAGTTTCGTCCGTACGAGCACACGAACCGAGGCGATCTGGACCGCGCCTACGAGATCGTCAAGCAATGCTGTGCGTAAGGCTCGTGACGTGGCTGCGGGACTGCTGTCTCCGGCCGTATCCGCTGACGCGGCTGCAGGCGCTCCGCATGGTGCTTGGGGAGGCTGAGCATGGGACCACACTGGAAGCCGTCACGCACGGCCAGAAAGATCGCCCAGACGCAGACGCGCCTCGACCGGCAGAGCCACGAGCGCCGCGAGAAGGCGCTGGCGCGGAGGCGCGATCGCTTCTGTCGTTTCCCGTTGTGCGGGTGCCGGCGGTTGGGGCTGGCCACCGAAGTCAGTCATCAAGTACACAAAAGCCAGGGCGGCAACCCAGCCGGCGACCGGTCACGAGCGAACGGGTTAATTCTGCTCTGCCGTCATCGCCACCAAGACGGCGCCGTCAGTAGGCACGCCGGGACCCTCCGGGCCGTGGCGCTCACCCCAGAGGGGATGAACGGGCCCATTGCCTGGGAGGTTGACGCGAGCGCGGTCTATCCTAAATTGAAGCCATTCGAGACGGGATGGTTCGAGATCGCGCGGGAAGAAGGCGGGCCGCAGCATTGGCTTCTGTTCACGGCTGAGCAGCGCGCGGCGTTGGAACTCCTCGCGGAGATGCGGGCGTGAGCGCGCGCCCGCTGTGCTGGCCCTGCTTTCTTCAGCATGTGGCGACCAGCCTGGACGACACGAGCCGGTGTCCGATGCACGGCCGCGTGCTCGACCGCGTGCTCGGGATCGTCAGAATGGACGTGCGATTCCTAAGAAGGCGCAGAGCGAGGCGACCGTCATGAAACGCGAATCGCGCCTGTCGTGGATGCGGAAGTGCCGGAACCCCTACTGCCAGGAGTTCATCTGCCTCGGCCGGCTGACGCGACTCTGCCCGTCCTGCCGGCTCGCCGCACTGGCTGGGCTGCCGATGGGGGCGGTGTTCGGCGCGCTGCTGTTCCGCTGGTTGACCTCCTAGTGTGAAGTCGATAGACTGAGTGAACGCGCGGCAGCGGGACCTGCCGGCGGGGACTGGAGGACACGATGGCAAAAGGCAAGACGGGGACGGTGGCGGACGTGATCGATGCGGATGCGGCGCTGATTCAGGCGATCCCGGAACTGGTGCCCACGCGCGCCGAGTCGATGACGATCCGGGAGTTCATTGCGAGCTTGACGCCGTTCTTTCAGACGGCGCGGACGCTGGAGGTTGCGGCGAAGGCGACCCTCCAGCGCGCGCGGGCATCGGCCACGCCAGCGCACGCCGACGCCGATGCCCTGATTCAAGTCGAGATCCGGCAGTCGTCGACCGACAAGAAGATCGTCGAGGACCACTGGAAGATCACGTCGACGCTGTTCAACTTTCAGCGGCGACTGGTGACGGCGCGCAAACGGGCGACGGATGCGCTCGACGAGGCGGCGACGATCTGGCAGCGGCAGCACAACACGTTCGCCGAGATGGCGCGGCGGACGGCCCAGGCGGAGCAGGACCGGCTGCGGCGGGAGGCGGAAGCGCAGGCGCAGCAGGAGCGGACGGCGGAACTGGCGCGGCTGGAACAGCAGGCGCTCGACGCGGAAGCGGCCTCGGGAGATCTGAGCGAGCGCGAGCGGAGCTTCGTCGACTACTACACCGGGCCGTATCGCGATCCGGTGCGTGCGGCGCAACAGGCCGGCTACAAAGACCCGGCGATGCAGGCGCCGAGGCTGCTGTCGATGCCGAAGATTCAGGCGGCCATTAAGGGCAAGCTCGAAGCCAATGCCCTACGGGACCAGCGGGCGGCCGTCAAAGACGCCCCGCTCGACGTGCAGGTGCCAACCGTCACGCCGAACGTGGCGAAGGTGGGCATCGACCGCACGACGAAGAGCGCCGAAGTCTACGACCCGGAGGCGTTCATGGCGGCGCTGCTCGACCCCCGCACCAGGACGGCGTTGGGTATTCCGGCGACGTGCGCGACGTTCGACCAGGTGGAGTTGAATCGGCAGGCCCGCGACTTAGGGGAGTTTATTGGTAGGTGGCCGGGGGTTCGGCTGGTGAAGAAAACGACGACGGTCTGAGGGGAGGAGCCGAAGACGGTATGACTTCAAGAACGCCCCTAGAAGGGCGCCAGCCGGCCCGCCAGCGAAAGAACGGCACGCGGGGCGGCCTCATCGAGCGAACAGGACGGCGCTACGGCCGCCTAATCGTCATTGCGAAAGGTGTCTCAAAAGGAGACAACAGCTACCGGTCTGCGCGCGAGCCGCGCGCCAATTACGGGAAGGCGTCTCTGTGAGCGTGCAAGTGCTCCGGCCTTATCAGGAAGACATGTTGCGCGCGATTTGCGAGTCGCACGCGAAGGGCCAGAACCGACTGCTCTGTAAAGCCCCGACTGGCACAGGAAAGACAACCTGCTTTGCTGCGCTACCCCGATGGCCAGCGATGAAGGCGTGGTTGGAAGGCTTCCCCACAAACGAACGGAAAATGCTCGTCATCGCCCATAGAGAAGAACTTCTGCATCAAGCCCGAGCGCGGATTTCAGGCGCGAACCCCGGACTCATCGTCGATATCGAGCAGGCCGACCTGCACGCGAACCGGTACAGCGATGTGGTGATCGCGAGCATCCAGACGCTCTCCGCCATGAAGTTCCGGCGGATGCACCGGCTGCTCGCGAAGCACCGATTTCGGATCGTCATCGTCGACGAGTGTTTTCCGCCAGGCACGTTGGTCGATGGGCGGCCGATCGAAACGTTGCGCGTCGGCGAATCGGTGACAGCGTTCGATCCAGCGACGTTGGCATTGTCGTCGCAGCGGATCGTCCGCGTGCTATCGAAAACGGCGTCGTCACTCGTGCGAATCCACACCGACCACGGGCCACTCGTCTGCACGCCCACACATAAAATATGGACGTGCGACGGCTGGGCGCGGGCCGCAGCCGTCGCTGTGGGGTGTATGATAGGACACCATGCCGACGCCAGTAAACGCTACCTGCCATGTGTGCGGGTGCCCGGTAGCGTTGACGACCAAACAAACAATAGACACCTGGCGCCGGTCGACGCGGACGTTCTGCACGAGCCAGCATCGCGACCAATGGTGCGCGCAGGAATCCTCTCGCCGGATGGTCAGGACCAATCGCCGCTACGCGTCCGAACGCATGAAGGCGCGGAATCCAATGAGGTGCGAGGCCACGCGCGAGAAAATGAAATTGACCCTGCGCGCGAGAAAACATCAACCCACACCCCGGGGAGGCAACGGGCGGCCCGTGCCATTGCCGCAACGTCTTCTGGCGGAAGCGTTGGGGTGGCCGACCGAAGTGATCCTCAGGACCGGACACGGCTACCAGCCTCACCACTACAAACTCGACATCGCGAGCCGGGCGCTCAAGATCGCGATCGAAGTGGACGGCGACAGTCACCACGCCAGAGAGCGACAGGCGCAGGACGCGCGGAAGGACACATTTCTACGTGGGCGCGGGTGGACCGTGTTGAGGTTCTCGAATCAGGCCGTGATGGAGAATTTGAGCGCCTGTGTCCTGGCGGTCGCGTCTACGACCTCGAAGTAGAAGGACTCCACACCTATATTGCCAACGGCTTCGCGGTGTCGAATTGCCACCATGCCGCGGCGGCCAGCTACCGGACGGCGCTCGTGCATCTCGGGTTTCTGCCGCCGGCGGATGCCAGCGACTCGACGGAGATCGAAGCGGTCGAGCATGACGACGTGGCGGTGATGACGAAGGCGCTCGAAAACTGGGAGCTGACGGCGCCGAAGGATCAACTACTCATCGGCGTCACGGCGACGCCGAATCGGAGCGACGCGATCGGCCTTGGCTGCGTCTTTCAATCGATCACCTACAGCTACGATCTCAAGAAGGCGATCGACGACGGGTATCTCGTGCCGATCACGCCGTGGGTCATCGAGTCAAAAACTTCGCTCGACGACGTGCGCACGTCACACGGCGACTTCAATCAGAAGGACCTGGCGGAAGCGGTCAATCAGGAGATCCGCAACCGCCTGGCTGTCGCCGGCTGGCGCGAGCACGCGGACGGGCTCTCAACGATCGCGTTCACGGTCGACGTGGCGCACGCGCATGCGCTCGCGGCAGAGTTCCGGGCGGCGGGGGTGGCGGCGGTAGCCATCAGTGGCGAGACGCCGAAAGACGAGCGGCGGGACGCCTTGCGACGGTACACCGCGGGCGAGATCACGGTGTTGTCGAACTGCGCGGTCTTTCTGGAAGGGGTCGACCTCCCGCGGACGGCGTGCGTCTTGATGGCCCGCCCGACGCAATCGGCCACCCTGTACGAGCAAGCCGTCGGGCGCGGCCTGCGGCAACATCCGGGCAAGACCGCCTGCGTGGTGATCGACCTCGTGGACGTCTGCCGCCGGCATTCGCTGCAGACGGCGCCGGTGCTCTACGGGTTGCCGCCAGGGCTGATCCCGAAGGGGCAGACCCTTACGCAACTCGACCACGATCTCGCCGCGTTCCTCGCGCTCAATCCGCGGTTCGATCTCGACGCGACGCTCAAGCGCGGGCGGTTCACACTCGAGCAGCTCGCCGCGGTGGCGACGAGGATCGATGTCTGGCAGGTGCAGCCGCTCGGGACCTTCGGCGTCGGCTTGACGCTCGACTGGATACGCACGAGCGAAGAGGTCTTCCGACTACAGTATCCGTGGGGCGATGGCGCCGAAACGCTCCAGATCGCGAAGGACTTGATCGGAACGTGGGAGATCTCCCTCACCCTTCGGCCGTCCGGCGGCGGCGGCATTGCTGGCGTGCGGCAGCGGACGCTTGCGGCGAACATCGAGACGGCCGACGCCGCGGCCGTGCTGGCGGAAGCGTTTATCTCGCAGGAGCGGCGCCAGGTCGTGGCGCTGAAAGACAAAGAGGCGCCGTGGAAAGCCCGACCGGCGAGTGAGAAACAACTTGCGCTCCTGCGCCGGTTGGGCGTGGCGCACACTCCGAAGATGACGATGGGGCAGGCGTCGAATCTCATTGACTTGGCGCGCGCGCGGAGGGCGAGATGACCCCCGTGGTTGAGTGGCAGGGCTGCTACGACGCCGGCTGGAAGGGCCTGATCGGCGAGGCTGCGTTTGCCCATCCGGCCAAGATGGCGCGGGGGCTCGTGGCTCGCATCTTCGATGAACTGTTCGAGATGGGGACGCTCAAGATCGTTCTTCAGAAGGCTGGCGGAAAAGAAGGGCAGTCCTAAAATCGACTTCGAGACGGTGCTCTTTTTCAGAAGACCATTGACGCGGGAGGCTGAACTGTGAAGACTAGCGGGGTGAGTTAGTTGCCGGCCCGCGAGGTGAGAGCCCCGCCGGTCGCTGCAAGTTGTGGGTGGTCACAACTAAACGCAGGCCATTTCCAGGCCGGCGTCCTGATTGTATCCCTCCCACAATTCGCGGTCAACCCTCACCCGCACGCCTGAGACGGTCACCCACCGCGGTGGCGTCGCGGACCGTGGTGCTACGCGGGTTAAGTCCACAGCACCTAGCGCCGGTTGACGGGGCGCGATGCGACGGGTCGCCATGAGGGCTGCAGCAATAAGCCCTCGGCGCAAATACTGTCAACGGTGGAGCGCGGCGGGGGCTCCGGCCCGCGCCGGATGACTTGCACAGTTCTTTGCACGGCTGAAACCGGTCGCCTGCGCCTCGTAGGGGTGGGGTGGGGTGGGGTGGGGTCTATCGACCCCACCCGGTCGTGACGTGGCCTTCGGCCCCGCACGCCCCCTCCGACACACAGAGAGCAGAAAGGGGATCGGATCCCAGATCCTGCTCTGGTGGTATTGAGAAACAAGCGCGCGAGCGCGGGCGCGCGTGATGGCTGGAACGATGACGACGAAAATTCTGTATACAGACGGCGGATGCAAAGGGAACGAACAGCGGAAGCTGTCGCGGCGGCAAATGACCGCACTCGTCACGGATGCCGACGGGGTTGTGTTGGCCGCGCGGGTTCTGCCGGGCGGCTCGAACAATATCGCCGAACTCCTGGCGGTCCAGTACGCGCTGGAGTGGTGCGTGCTCCACGAGGTGCCCTCTGTCGAGATCCGGACGGACAGCCGGAACACCCTCGCGTGGGTGAAGAGCAAGAGAGTCGGAAAGAACTGCAACGATCGGGCGTATGTCCTGCGAATCAAGCAACGGATTGCGACGCTTCGACATGTCATCGGGCTGACGCTCACCTGGATTCCACGGGAAGAGAATAAGGCGGGCCACAAGATTGAAGCGGGGGTATTCTAGGGGGAGTATCTTCCCGTTGACGGGAAGCATTGGAGGGCTAGAGCGATGGCCGAAACCCCGCGGTTGTTCCCCAACCGTGAAAGTCTCCGCGCGTTCCTGACGTCGAACAACAAAACGCTCTGCGAGCAGTGCGGCTGTTGCGAGAGAGTCTTTGACCCATGCGAGCAGTGCGGTGGCGATGGCGTCGACGGTCACGAGTGTGGCGAAGACACATGCTGCTGCCTTGACCCAGAAGACAATGAGCCGTGCGATTCCTGTTGCGGGCGCGGGTCGTTCAACCGGTGCTTGGGCGACTGCGGCGACAATGGCCACCATCGAGAGGACGACGATCCGACAGTGACGGAGGTGTGAGCAATGGCCTATCCGTACCCGGACGAACCCACCTGGTGGAAGGAATATAAGCGTCAGGCGGCGGCGCTCTACGCGCGGGCCGGTGAACCGTTTCCGGACGTGGACGGCGATGCGCTCGTGCACTTCGCGCGCCCTGGCTACGACATTGGCGCCGGGATGAGCCCAGGGGCCGCGAGCGTGAAGCACTTAGCTGAGCTGGGGCGGATGCTCGGCCTTGCGCCCGCGCTCGCGCCGCTCGGCATCGAGGGCCAGTTCTTCACGGTCGGCGGGCAGCCGTGGACAATGATCGAGTGCTCCGACTTTAACCTATTGAATCGCTACGTGCGCGGCGAGGACATTCAGCCGATCCTCCAGCAGCGGCGCGACTGCGGCTTCAACACGCTGCGTGTCTGGACGGCCTACGACCTTGAGGACGCCGGGATCGGTCGGCTGATTCCGAGCGAGCATCCCGACTACGACACACGGCTATTAGAGTTCCTGCGCCTCTGCGCGCAGTGGGGCCTCTACGTCGAGTTGACGGCGTTCACTGGGCGGATGCATTCGGGCTACACGACGATCTTCCAGGACGACGATGCGAGGCTGGCGCACTGGGCGCGGTTGCGTGACGTCGCGCCTCCCGAGACCACGTTGCTCGAACTTGTGAACGAGGGCGATCACGAGGCGAATTATCAGATTCCGTGGAGCCGCTTGACCAGGCCGGAGCATCACATCGCATCGCGCGGGTCTGCGCGGGCCGACCTCTGGCCGCCGCAGGTCCCGCCGTTCGCTTCCCCGTGGGGCTTCTCGTCGTATCACACCAACGACCTGCCGGAGTGGCCGCGCAAGGTCGGTCACAATGCGATGGAGATCGCGGACCGCTACGGCATTCCCGTCACGGCCAACGAGAACCAGCGATTCCCGGACAAGGACAGCACCCCCACGCACGCGTACGACGCGGCTCGTGCGGCGGCGCTCCTGTGCGCTGGCTCGTGCTATCACTCGGCCCGCGGGAAGTCCTCGCAGCTCTGGACGGGTGTAGAGCTCGACTGCGCGGTCGCGTGGGCGCTCGGCGCGCGCTCGGTGCCGCTCGAATTTCAGCGCGGGGCGTACCGGCACCGAACAGAACTCGAACGGCCAGATCTCCTGCGGGTCTATTCGCGGACGCTGCCGGACGGGCGGGAGTACATCGTCGAGGTGAGGCGGTGATACCGATTCGGGCTGGGCGGGAGGCGACGGCAGCGTTCTGCACAGTACGTGTCACGCGTATCCACGTCGTCGATAGAGAACGTGACGAGTTCGCGTGCGCGGTCTTCAAGGATAGCCCAACCAGTATTGGGCGGAGGTGACCAATGACTCTCGATGCCTTGCGTGCGTTCATCACGGCTAATCCGATCTCGGCGGCGGCGCTAGCGAGCCTCTGGGGCGCGGTGCTGATCGACCTCACCGCATTCGCGGCAACGAAGGACCCCGGGGACTTCGTGGGTCAGTTCAATGTCTCGAAGGCCATCTGGCGCTACGTGCAGGCGTTGGTGGCCGGGTTTGTCGGCAACTTCGCGGTGGCGACTGTGGGCGCGGTGGTCGTGGCCGCGGTCGTCTGGCTCTGGTAGCAAGGAGCGATTATGCGTATGCGTGTCCATCCACGGCATCGGGCGGCGGTCTCGTTCGCGGCCCTGCTCGTGGCGGCCCTGTTGTCGACGGCCGCCTCGTGTCCGACCAAGCCTGTCACCCTCATCGGCGAGTCCGGCTTGGCGGTGGCGGTCGCCATCGGCCATGTGCAGGGAGCCGTGCGGCAGTTGACGGACGCTGGCGCCATTCCGCCGGCCACGGCGCTGGCCATCCAGTCGCAACTCCTGCGCGTCAACAGCCGGCTCGAGTTCCTGCCGAACGCTCTCCGCGCGGCCGACGCGCTCCTCACGGCAGGGTCGTCGGCTGACGAGCCGCTGGATCAGGCGTTGGCGATTCTTCGGTTAGTCAGTCGCGACCTCTCGATCGTGGTAGCCGGAGTGCCGATCTCGATGGTCACGCAACCGCTGTTAGACCTGACTGTCGCTGCCCAGGAAACAGTCGTGACGACGCTCGTGGCCGTCGCCAAGTTGAGAGGAGCCCGCCGATGAATCCGACCCTGGAAGCGCTCGCGTTGCTGACGCAGGTGCTCACTCACGCCAATGTGGCGATCCCGGTCGTCGTCGGGCTGATCACGGGGATTGCCGCGACCGTGCGCGGGATGACCGGCGAAGGTCCGTCGGTGGCGGAAATCGCCGACATGCTCGAACAGCAGGTGGCGGCCAATGCGACGTACGGCGCGGCCGAGGTGGTGCGACTCAAGCAGTTGCTCGGGCGCGACGAGTAGCTGATGCTGCAGCGCCAGTGATGCGACCCACGCGTTGATGCTCTCCCGTGGCGAGGCTGAGCGGTTCAAGGCGGGCTGGCACGCGGCGTTGGGCGTGCTGGCCCTGGGGTGCCTCGTGTACAACGGGGCGGCGTGGTGGGTGCGGCGTGAGCGGCGGCTGGCGCGGAACGCGGTCACGTATGCGGCGCTGGTCGAGTTCGAGCGGCGGCAGGTGCGGCGACACCGGGAGGCGAGGAGGAGGGCACACGATGAGCGCTGATAGGACGCACGTCGAGGTCGTGGAGGACGGCGACGAATTTTCCGTTGACCTGCATGACGGAAAGGGCGAGGACCGCGAAACCTACCGGGTCGTGAGAGGCGGCGGGCGGATCGAAGGCGTAATAGCGATCCTGCTCCGGGAGGGACCGATGCCTGACCCAAACACACGGAAACCCGAGGACGTCAAGTGTCCGACCTGTGGCGGGCCCATGAAGTCGCGGAGGAGCAGTTGGGGGATGTTCTGGGGCTGCGCGGACTATCCGAAGTGTGATGGCACGCGGGACTCGATGGGGTTGTCGAAGGCCGAACGGGAACATGAGGACGATCGGGGACATGGGCGGTGAAGGCGAGGAGGGGCTGATGCCTGAACCAGACAAGAGAACCTCCGAGAAGCTGAAGCGGCTCTATGAGACGTTACGCGAGCTGCAAGCGAAGACCTACGAGGTGACGGAGGAATTGGGGCGGCTCCTGAATGGGGAGGCGGGCATCGGGAAGATCCTGCGGGAGCTCGAGGAGGCGCTCTCGGCGACCTGGGCGGCGCGGCACAAGACGCCGTACGTCTGGCAATACACGCGGGACCGGCCGAACCTGAAACGGCTCTTGAAACTGCTCGGCGGGCCGGAGCCCATCGCGGCGCGCTGGCTGAACTACGTGTGGGACGACGATCCATACCTCGTCAAAGCCAGGCATCCATTCGCGCTGTTTGTGGCGAACGTCAACCGCTACGCGGACGCAGGAACCCCGACAGATCTCGAACTCGAGGCCGACGCGCCAGCCGACTGCCGCCATGTGCCCCCGTGCGCGACGGATCAGCAACATACCCGGCGGCGCGCCGCGGAGATGCGGGCGTGACGCGACGACGGCCCACCACAGCCGAACTCGCGGAGCCGGAGAGTCCTGAGCGCGCCTTACCGACGAGCCTGGAAGCGGAACGGGCGGTCCTCGGTTCGGTCTTGCTCCACGCAGACGTGTTCGACCAACTCGCGGAGGTGCTGCGCGACGAGATGTTCTTCCGTGACGCCCATCAGCGGGTGTTCAAGGCGATGGCGCGGGTGGTCGACCGCGGGGAGGCTATTGACCTCGTCACGCTCAAGAACGAGTTGCGTCGCGCTGGCGAGCTTGAGGACGTGGGCGGGCCGGCGTATCTCTCCAGCCTCGTCGACGGGTTGCCGCACGCGACGAACGTCCGTTACTACGCAGGCATTGTGCGCGAAAAGTTCCTGCTGCGGTCGCTGGTGCAGGCGGGCACCAAGATCGTGACGGAGGCGTACGACGCCGCGCTGACGGCGGCCGAGATTGTGCAGTCGGCTGACCGGGCACTGCTCGACGTGCAGATGGCCGGCGACCGCTGCGGCTTGGTGGACATCCGGGACCGCTCCCACTCGGTCTTTGCGGACCTCGAAGCGCTGGTCGCCCACAAAGGGCAACTTCTGGGTGTGGACACCGGCTTTGCGAGCATGAACGAGTTGACGCAGGGCTGGCAGTCGGGAGACCTGATCATCGTGGCGGCCCGCCCATCGATCGGGAAAGCACAACCGCTCTCTGCGCAGGTCTTGCGGGCCTCTGGGGACTGGGCTCGTCTCGGGGATCTTCGTGTGGGAGACGTGGTGGCCTCCGTCGATGGGCGCGCGTCGCACGTGACCGGGATATTCCCGCAGGGCACGAAGCCGAGGTATCGCGTCACGTTCATCGATGGGCGCTCGGTGGAGACGTGTGGAGATCATCTATGGGAGACCTATACGTCTCGTCGTGTGCGGCGCATGGCGATCCGAACCACGCGGGAGATCGGTGGCCTTCTGAATCGGGTTCGGTATCGCGGTCGCCTGTCGGTGCCACTCACGAGCGGCGCCCACGGCACCGATCGGCCGTGGCCGTTAGATCCCTGGTTACTCGGGTATCTGCTGGGGAATGGCTGCCTTGTCAATCGGACGCCTCGGTTCTCCACGTCCGATCCTGACATGGTAAAGGCGGTGCGGGCGCGCCTACCACCAGACCTGGTGGTGCGGCGCGAGGGTCCCGGCAGTGCCAGTTATCGCATTTCGGTCGTCCGACGCGGTCAGCGTCCGAATGCGGTGACGGTGGCATTGCGGACCTTGGGTGCGATGGGCCGGCATTCGTATGAAAAACGGATTCCAGGGCCGTACTTCGGGGGGCGCTACGCGGACCGGCTTGCGCTCTTACGCGGGTTGCTGGATTCGGATGGGTGGGCGCAGGGGGCGGTGTGTTTCAGTTCGGCCAGTGAAGGGCTCGCGAGGGATGTCCAGGCCCTCGCGTGGTCGCTCGGGGCGGTCTGCACGCTGCGGATTAAAGCGCAGCCGACGTACTCGTATCGCGGAGAGAAGCGCGTCGGCCGCCCGGCGTATGTCCTCATCATCAGTCATCGCGATGCGCCGGGCCTGTTTAGTTTGGCGCGGAAGGCGCGGAAGGCGCGGCCGAATGGTCGGCGATCGCGGCTGACGATTGTCTCAGTGGAACCCTGCGGTGAGGCGCCGATGCAGTGCATCGCCGTCAGTCATCCCTCGGGGCTGTATCTGACGGATCACTACGTCGTGACGCACAATACGGCCCTCGCGCTGAACGCGTCGGTCGCGGCGGCGCGGCAGGGGCGGCACGTCGCGATCTTCTCGCTAGAGATGCGCCGGCGACAGCTCGAGCGGCGGATGCTCTCAAGCCTCGCGCGCGTGCCCTTGACGAAAATCCAGACGGGCTATCTCTCGGACTCAGACTACGACGGGCTCTCGTCTGCGCTGGTGACGTTGGGTGATTTGCCGTTGTCGGTCATGGACCAGACCGGGATCACCGTCCAGGAGATCCGCACGGCCTGCCGGCGCCAGCGGAGTGACACAGGTCTTGGGCTAGTGATCGTCGATTACATCCAACTCATCCGCGGCAGCCTCGACCGGCGCGGGGCGACACGGAATGAGGAATTAGGGGACGTCTCGCAGCGGCTCAAGTGGATGGCCGGCGAGCTTGGCGTGCCCGTGATCGTGCTGTCGCAGCTCAGGCGGATCGGGCCCGTGCGGCCGAGCCTCGAAGCCCTCCGCGATTCCGGGGCGCTGGAACAGGACGCGGATGTCGTGTGCTTTTTGCACCGGAAAGATCATAAGGCGGGCGGGTTGACGAGCGCGATCGTGGACAAGCAGCGCAACGGACCCACCGGCACCATCAACCTGTCTCTGGATCGGGATATCCAACTCTTCACCGATGCGGGGGAACAGACGGTCGAGGACGCACGCGCGGAGGACGCAGCGGAGCGGCAGGCCGAGAAGACGCGGGCGATCATCCGGGCGAGAGCCAAAGGGCGGTGAAGGATCATGCGTTGGATCCGGTCGCATCGCGCTGATTCGGAAGCGGCGGGGATAGCGGACCGGCATTACAACCGGCAAACGCCCGGATCGCCACAGTTCGTGCCGCCAGGCAGATGTCTCGTGTTGAAAACAGCCGGCGCAGTATGGGTGACTTCGTGGCCGTTCGCGGAATACGTGCGCCATCAATGGGCCGGCGCATTCGTGAATTCGCTGTTTCGGAAAGAATGCCCAGGACTGGCAAGCGAGTTCATCCGTGAGGCATGCGCGGCGACCCGCGCCAAGTGGCCGGAGATTCCTGCGCTCGGAATGGTCACCTTCGTCGACCCGCTCAAAGTCGCGTCGCGGAAAGTTCGCAGTCGTCCATGCATCGCCTGGTCGTATTTCGAGGCCGGGTTTGCGCATGTCGGGTACACGAAGGGCGGGCTGTGGGCGATGCCGTTACCTCCGGACAAGTGTCCAGATGCGTGCGACGCACTAGATGACGCGCCACTCTTTATGTTCGGGGGCTAGCATGCGATTCATCGGGATTGACAACGGGGCGAGCGGCGCGATCGCGGTCCTGAAGGACATCGGCGCCGGCAGCGATCACCGCGGCGTCGTGCGCGTCGACAAGATGCCGGCGACTGACGCGGAGCTACTCTCGCTGTTGCAGATGGTCGAGAACGAAAGCGCCGGCCAGGTGTTCGCGGTCCTCGAGTTCGCGCAGGTCTTTCCGAAGATGGGCGTCAGCTCGGCGGGCTCCTACATCGGCGGCTACCGCGCGATGCAGATGGGCCTACTCGCTGCCGGCATTCCATTCGACATCGTCGTGCCGCGTCGCTGGCAACAGGCGCTTAGTTGTCTCTCTGGTGGAGATAAGAACAAAACCAAAGCCAGGGCCGCGCAGCTCTTTCCGAAGGTGAAAGTGACCCACGTAAACGCAGATGCTCTTTTGATCGCGGAATACTGCCGCCGGTTGCACTCTGGGATGATCGGCTGATGTCTCGTCCATTGATGTTCGACGACTCTCGCGCGGCATATCTGCAAGGACCAAAGCGCCGAGTCTTCAGGGTGGGTGGGGAAGTGTGCCGATCTCGTCGGCTACGAGCTGAAGCGGCCGTCGGGCATACGCTTTCGACTCTAGTAGAGGTTCATCACCACACAGAAACGCAGCTCGTCGTCTGCCAAGATCGTAGCTACCACATGCTGCTCGAAGCCCGAACGCGCGTGCTCCGATCTGGCGGCAATCCAAATACCGAGGCGCTGTGCGGGAGATGTCGCCGACCATTACCATTTGAGCAATTCAGTCCATCAACTATTAGAGTCTTTGGGCGAGAATCAGTCTGCAAGCCGTGCCGGGCTGATTACGAGCGTCAGCGGTCAGCACGGCAGAGAGAGGCATGATGTCGAAGAAGTCAAAGTCGAAGAAAGCGGCGCCGGCGGCACGCACGAAGCTCAGGGCCGGCGCGTCAGCGGGCACGCGCAAGGCGCTCGCCGGCCGGAAGGGGCCGCGCAGCCAGGTCCTTCCTGGCATGGAGCAGGTCCGTTCGCGTAAGCTCGATAATCTCTGCGAAGCGATTGCCGAGTGTCGGGCGCAGAAGAACGCGGCCGTCACCGAAGAGAAGAGCCTTGATGCGACCGCCCTGCAGGTCATGGTGGGGGAAGGGCTTGCCGTCTACCGGCACGGCGGCGTCGAGCTGGCGCGTATTCCTGGGGCCGAGAAGCTGCGGGTGCGGATGACGAGGGAGGAGGGCGACGCTGGGGACGCGGACCTCAAGGAGCCGCCCGAACTAGACATTGAGCCTGAAGGCTAGAGCGGACACGAGCATTCGCCGCGCCTGCTTCGTGCAAGGAAACGGCGCGAGGGTGTCCCTGGCACGGGACGCCGCAAGCCCGCGGGGTTGAGCTACTCGACGACGTCGTTGGGGAGCCGGCGGGCGCGGCGAACACACCAACAGAAAGAAGGAGACATGACTAAGGAGGAGTGAGTGATGACACGTAGGACGAAGACACCAAAGACGACGCAGGCGGCGCCTGGTTGGCGCATCGGCGCGAACTACCTGATCCGCACGGTCACCATGATCGACACGGGGCGGTTGGTGGCCGTCACCGAGCACGAGCTGGTGCTGGAAGATGCGGCGTGGATTGCCGACACGGGGCGATTCACGGACGCCCTCACGACGGGGACGTTCCGCGAGGTGGAGCCGTTCCCACGCGGACGCGTCATCATCGGGCGTGGGGCGATCGTGGATGCGGTGGAGATTCCGACACTCCCGAGGGAGCAGCAGTGACGAGCGCCGGGCTCTGCGCGGGCTATTCGGCGTCGCGGTCGGGGTCGTGGTCGTGGTCGCGGTCGGGGTCGTGGTCGCGGTCGGGGTCGCGGTGGTGGTCGCGGTCGCGGTCGCGGTCGGGGTCGAAACGCTGAACGGAGGCCGGAGGATGCGACGACCCACACTTCCCGCCAACGGGAGATTCTTCGATGACCGGCCACTCAAGATAGGCGGTTTTGAACTGCGGGCGCGTGCGGCGGTGCCGATGGTCGGCCCGCGGCCCGATGCGAGCGGGTGGCAGGTAGCCTTTCAGTACGCGACGGCCTCTGAAGAGGGCTCACCGTACTGGGTCGGCGACCTGATTGAATACTTGGACAGCCGAGAGGACTGGCGGGCGCAGCGCGAGCAGCTCCTCAGCGTGACGGGCCTGGCGCATCACACCTTGGAGAATCGGGCGACGGTGAGCCGGAAGGTCAAGGGGCGGGCGCGCGACCTCTCGCCGTCGATCACGCATGCGGCGGCGGTGACGAAGCTCGAGGCCCCGGAGCAGGAGCGGTGGCTCGACAAGGCGCAGACGGAAGGCTGGACCGTGCGGGAGTTCACGCGCGAGCTGAAGGCGGCCGAGCAGACGCGAGTCACCGAGGGGCAGGCGCCGACGCTGCACACCGTGGACGTGACAGTGCGGGTGGTCGAGGAAGCGGAGGGCGGCTCGGCGGCTGAGCGGCAGGCGTGGGCCCGGGTCAAGGCGGCGGTGGCCACGCTGGCGCACGCGCATGTGATCGCGGCGCGGGCGTCCTCGCACATCGGGGCGCGGCCGGCTGCGCAGAAAGACCTAGGGAGGCACCGTGGGGTCGCCTGAGCCCCTGCGCGGCTGCTGCTTTGTGCGGTGCGCCAACCCGAACTGCGGGCCGTGCTCGACGGTCGCGCGCGGGTTCTCGCCGGCTGAGATCGGGGGGGACCACCCCGCCCGGTTCGCTGAGCCGGCGTCGGTCGCGGCGCGGCCCAACCGGGACCCGTCCACAATCACGCGGCGGCGGAAGGCGATCCAACGATCCGTCGCGGCGTCCTGGAAGCCGCAGGCGGAGGCGTTCCGGTGAGCTGGTCCATTGGCTACGATGCCCATTGGGGCCGCGACATCGGGTACGGCGTGCCGGCCTGGTGCGACCATCCTCGATGCCGGCGCGAAATCGACCGTGGGCTGTCGTATGTCTGCGGCGGGGAGCCGAAGGGCGGCGACCGAGGCTGTGGTTTATATTTCTGCGGGCAACATCTGTCTGGCAGGTGGGGACTGGGCGTGGGAACGCGCTGCTCGCGTTGCCGACACGGCAAGCCACCGTTTGCGCCGAAGGGTGATCATCCGCGCTGGCTGCACCACAAGGCCACGGACGACAGCTGGGCGGCGTGGCGGGCAGAACAAGCTGGAACTGGAGGCAGGCCATGACGAAACTGCTGGCGGCGGCGGCACTCCTGGGCTGGGTCATATTAGTGCTCGTGGGACTTGCGGTCGCGCTTGCGGTGGTCGGCGCGTATCGACTTCGCCGACGGGGGTCGCTGACGCCTGCCGAACTCAAATTAGTCCAGGAAGCCTACGAATCTGGTGATGAAGGCGATGACAAACGGCTCTAGGAAAGCCGGTTGGTAAAACGGGGCGACTGCCCAGGCGCCTCGTGGCGGGGTGAGCGCGGGGCAGGCCCCCCGCCACGAGGCGATTAGCGGGCAGTCGTCCGAGCCTTCTTGATTGCCCGTTGCTCGGCCACCTCGGCGCGGAGGATCCGCTGGCAGACCATCTCCGCGACCGTGGAGAGGGGCAACAGGTATTCCCGGCGCCGCCGCCGGGGCCTTACGGCGAACGTTCCTGCGGTGCGGGAGATCGTGACGGTGCCGGCCTGGACGCGTGAGGCGGCGTCGAGCCGGCCGACGATGCGAAAGCGGCAGTTCATGCTTCTCCCCCATCCGCATCCGGCAGGCCGAGCAGGATCCGCGCGATCGCGTGGACGCTCCGCCCCTCCCCGATCCAGTAGCCGACCGTGTCCGGTTCGACGTCGTCCAAGAAGCCGGGCGCTACGGCGTGGAGCAGCGCCCGCACGTCTGCGTATTTCTGCGCGGCCGTGTTGTAGCACGCCCAGCAGATCGCTGGGCGTCGTGGGTCCATGAGCCAGGAGACGCGCTCCGCCGTCGTGTCGCCGCACCACTCGCAGGGTCTCAGTGGATCGGTCATGATGCTGTCCTCCCGCGCGCGAGGATGACGACCTGCGTCAGATCCTCGCGGTCTGTCTGCCGCACGCCAGCGAGGAGCCGTCCGTCGCTGAGCCGGTAGCACACCACGTCCTCCCGCCCGGCCTCCCGCCTCGGCTCGGTCCCCAGCAGCCGGCCCGCGACCGTCACGTACTGCGCGCCGTCCCAATACCGAATCGTCTGCTGTGTCATCGTCCCGCCTTTCGCCCGCGCGCTGATAGTCATGCGTGGGGCCGTGCCAGCGCCACGGCCCCACGGGGCAGCCTCAGACAGTGAGCGTCGACTCGTACTCGGCATACGCCGCCAGGATCAGATCGCGGATGTGCTCATGCGCGGGCGTCTCGGCGACCGGGCGCAATAGCGCGAAGCTGCGGCGCTCGCCGTTGACGGAGTACTGCCGGGCCGGAAAGGTCACGTTGCGTCCGCCCCCGGCCCTCCGCTCCCAGATGGCGAAGCCGATCAGCTTCAGGCCGGCAAGCGGATTGTGTTCATCGGCAAGCCTACGCGCGTCAGCTTCCTTGGTAGTATCTCCGACGAGTTGCGCGAGCGGGTGATCGCCGAAGTGCAGCTCCGCGTCCGCCAGTTTCCCTACCGGATTTCCCTTGTCGTTCGGGACGATCTTGACGGTCAGCATAATCCGCGTCTCCTTAAGGTCTCCTGGCCTCATCGGTGTCGTCCTCCGCGCGGTACTCCTGCATGTCGGATGCCGCCGCTAACCTCTTGATTCCACGCGGGCGCCGGCCGCGAGCGTCGGCCAACCCATTGGCCGCTTCTCACGAAGATCTTCGCTTTCGCCCGGATTCACTCGGGAACTCCCTCCACTTTCGCACCGGCCAAGATCTTAGCCGCCCGGCCAAGATCTTGGCCGATGCTCAACGGCTGCACAGCGCGGGGACCCACGCGGGGCTAGACCTGACGCGCGGCGGGCACCCCGTGATATCCAGACCCCGTGATATCCCCGTGATATCATCGTGCTGTCAATGCCCCGTGTGAAGCGCTACCCGGTCTGGTTGACGGACGAGGCGGTGTATCGCGGCGCCCAGGCGGCGGCCAAGGCGGCGGGGGAGAGCGTGACGCGCTGGGCGACGGCGCGGCTGGAGGAGGTGCTCACCGATGGCCACCCGCAGGTGCGACGATGGTCGGGCAGCGTCGACGAGCTGCTCGCGGCGGTCGCCGGACCGCGGCGGCGAGGCACTCGGGATCAGCCTCCGGATGGTGCGAGAGTACGACCTCGAGGCCGACCACGCGCCGAGCACGCTGGACGTGTGGATGGTGAGGCCGACGATCGTGGGCGCGTGGCGGCTCGCGACTCGGGCTCGGCTGTCCTGGTGGCGCCGGCTGACGCTCCTGTGGTGGGCGCTGAGGCGATGGCGGTGACCTGCCGGCGATGCGGGCACGTCGAGGGTGCGCACTGGGCGCGCGGGTGTTTCGCGGGCTGCGTGTGCGCGACGGGGAGGTTCGTCGATGAGGTCGCGAGGGTGACTACTCCCCATGGCTGAAGCCAGGGGCTTCTCAAGACACGCACGGCGCAACCGCCCACGTTGGGTCTTGAAGGCTCAGTCCGAGCCAATCGACGAGTTGAGCAGACACATGATCACGAGCGGCCGACAACCCACACTCCGGACACAGGTGCCAGCGTTGGCTCAGTGTCTTCGGTACGTGGGCACCGCACGTGCAGTGCTGCGACGTGCCGCGCGGGTCGACCTTCTGGAGAATGCGCCCGGCACTTTCAGCCTTGTACGCAAGCTTGTCGATGAAGGACGACCAACCGGCATCGTGGACCGACTTGGCGAGCATTCCGCCAGCCAGTCCCTTGATGTTCAGATCCTCGACCGAGATGAGACCGTAGCGATTCACCAGCAACCGCGAGAGCTTGTGGTGCGCGTCGGCCCGTTGAGCCCGCACATGCGCTTGGGCGAGTTGGAACAGGCGGACGGCTTCGCGCCGCCCGGCGCTACCACGGCGACGGCGAGCAATTCGGCGCTGCGCTCGGCGCATCTGCGCTTCCGCCCTACGGGCGTGGCGCGGGTTCGCAATCTGCGTGCCGTCGCTCAACGTCGCGAAGTGGGTCAGTCCGACGTCGACGCCGATGGACTCCACCGACAAGGCGAGTGGCGCGGGCTCAACATCGACGCTGAAGCAGGCGAACCACTTTCCGGCCTCCCGCTTGATCGTCAGCGTCTTGATCGTCCCGTCGATAGGCCGGTGCAGCTTGATCTTGACCGCACCGACCTTCGACAGGTTCAGGTGTCGGCCCTCGACGGCGAAGCCGAGTTGCGGGTACGTGAGCGAGTCGAACCGACTCCGGCCACGGAAGCGCGGATACCCGGCCTTCTCGCCACGGCGCACGCGGCCGAAGAACGCGCCGAACGCTTTGTCGACGCGGTGGAGCACGTCCTGCAGCACCTGCGAATAGACACCCGCCACATCGGGACGGTCGACCTTGATGGCCGGGAGCTGCGCCGACTGTCCCGCGAACCTCACCGACACGCGAGCCATGCGCCACGCATCTCGGCGCTCCTGAAGGGCAGCGTTGTACAGCTCGCAGCAAAGCCGGAGTTGCCCATCGAGCACGTCGCGCTGTGCGGCCGTGGGATACAGCCGATAGCGGAACGTCTTCTTAGACATTCTTCTGATTCTCGACGTACTGCTTTATCACCGAGAGCGGCGCTCCGCCGACCGTGCTCACGAAGTACGAATGCGTCCAGAGCGTCGGCAGGCGCGACTTCAGCGACGGGAACTCCTGCCGCAACGTGTGCGACGTGTTGCCCTTCAGCCGCTTCACGAGCCGATGGACGCCGAACTGTGGGTCGACCTCGCAGAGGAGATGCACATGGTCGGGCATGATCTCCAGTGCGAGGATGTCGACCTTCATCTTGGCGCAGAGCGTTTTCAGCACGCGCTCCAGCCGTTTCGCGACGACCCCGACCAGCACCTTGCGCCGGTACTTCGGGCACCAGACGACGTGGTATTTGCTGGAGTAGACGATGTGGCGGTTCGATTTGTAGGTCGAAAGGTTCATGCATTGAGTAGTATACCACGCTTAGCTGTATATCAGCATTCAGAGAAGCGGCTTATATCCCCACGGCTGAAGCCGGGGGCTTTACGCCGTCATTGGTAACGTGGCGCGGCGCAAGCCTGGCACCCCCCGTGATGCGCAGTACGCCCCGGTGGGGCTGGCCCGCGAGCGCGTGAGCGGGCAGTGTTACGCGAAGACGAAGTCGACGGGCCAGCGCTGTCGGCAGGCGGCGATCCTGGGCGGGAGCGTGTGTCGGCTCCACGGGGGGCGGGCCCCTCAGGTCCGGCGTGCGGCAGCCATCCGCATCCGCGACCTGATCGACCCCCAGCGGGTGCTCCGCGAGTGCGCGCGGCTCGCGTACTCGGACATCGGCGACCTGTTTACGCCGAAGGGCGCACTCAAGACGGTGCACCAGTGGCCGGAGCACGCGCGCCGGGCGGTGAGCAGCGTCGAGGTGCTCAAGCGGAACCTCACGGCGGGCGACGGCGCGCAGGAGGATGTCGTCAAGATCCGGCTGTGGGACAAAATCAAGCCGCTCGAGCTCTTGATGCGCCACCTCCACTTGGTCGGCGAGCAGGGGGCCGACACGGGCGGGGTGGACTGGCAGGCGCTCGCGAGTAAGATGGCGGAGATCCGGGCGATCCTGCGGGCCGCCAAGGCGCCTCGCGTGCCGCCGGCGATTGATATCACGCCGGAGCCGACGGGGGCATCAGATGCCCTCGCCCAGCGATTGAAGACGGGAGGCCGATGATGACCGACGCGACGCCGGCGGCAGACGGCGCGCGGCACCACGATACGATCGTGGTGTCGTTCGACGGGGATCTCGCGGTGGTCCGGCTGATGTGTGCGGCGTGCGGCGACCGCACGTTGACGTTCCCGTGGCGGCACATCGGCGCGGTCGGGCAGACGTGCAGCCAGATCGCGGAGATCTTCGGGATCGTCAGCTCGACCGTGATCGACGGGCCCGCGTCGGGCGATCTGGGCCACCCCGCCAAGGAGCCCGTCCACTGATCCCCGCGCCCCGCGTCGATCCGGCGACGCTCTCGGGCGAGATCGTCGAGACGATCCGGCTCTTCTACGCCGATCCGTTGGGATTCATGGTCCATCTGTTCCCGTGGCGCCAGCCCGGGCTCCTCGAAGGCTTCGACGGCCCCCAGCCGTGGCAGGCGGAGGTCCTGCGCTGGGTCGGGGAGGAGGTGCGGGCGCGGCGCTTCGACGGGCGGACGCCCGTGTTGCCGATTCGCAAAGCGGTATCCAAAGGTCATGGGGTGGGCGGAGCGGGAGACGTGGAGAGTGAGGCGTTGACGCCTGCCGGCATCCGACGCTGGGGCGACTTGCGGCCTGGCGATCGAGTATTCGGCGCCGACGGGCAGCCCACCACAATCGTGGCGGTCCATCCGCGAGGCCTCCTGCCGATGTATCGGGTGGTGTTTGACGACAGGACGAGCACGCGCGTGTCGGCAGACCATCTCTGGACGGTCCGTGGGCGCGGCGGTCGGCGTCGCGATGGCTATCGCGCGCGCCGCGGTCGGCGGTTCATTCCTGAGTGGGAGACGCTGAGTACCGAGGCATTGGTGGACTGCGGCGTCCGCCGAGCGAATGGCGTGGCCACCACGCGGGTCTGGGAGATCCCGCAGCAGGGCCCAGCCGCGTGGCCTTTCCAGCGTGTTGTCGGCGACCCGTATATCGTGGGCGTGTGGCTGGGTGACGGGGTCCGTCGCACTGGACGACTCAGCGTGGCCGCGCATGAGGTGGACCTGTTCTGCGGCCATGCACGAGCGCGGGGCTATCAGCCCGGGCGTGTCCGTCGCGAGGGTGAGGGTGAAGGGGTGTCGGTCGCGATCGGGGGCCTCGTGCATCACTTGCGCGGGTTGGGACTCGCAGAACTCGCGCAACCCGACCGATATGTCCCGGATGTGCTGAAGTACAACACCCCAGCGGTGCGGGCAGAGGTCCTCCGCGGGCTACTTGACAGTGATGGGTACGCGCAGGCGGACGGGCAAGTCGAGTTTGATTCCTGTTCCTCGCGTCTCGCTGACGATGTCGCGTGGCTCGTGCGGTCGCTTGGAGGTAAGGCGTTTGTTCGCGTGAAGGCGCCAACCGGGAAGGGCATCCGACCGATGCATCATGTGCAGATCCGGTTGCCCGGAGCGGTGCAGCCGTTCTCTTTGCCGGCGAAGCAGGCGCGCGTGCGCGACACCTGTGAGCCTCGCTACCTGGCACGATGGATTGACCGTATCGAGGCGGTCGAACCAGCCGAGTGCCAGTGCATCACCGTAGCCAATCCGGACGGCCTGTATTTGACGAACGACTTCATTGTGACGCACAACTCGGTCCTGGCGGCCGTCCTCGTTAACTGGATCATGAGTACGCGGCCCTACGCCATCGGCACGGTGACCGCGAATACGTCGATTCAGCTCAAGACGCGGACCTGGGCGGCGGTGATGCGCTGGCGCAGGCTGAACCTCGTGGGCCAGTGGTTCGGGATCAATCAGGCGCGGATGTATCATCCCGCCTTCCCGGAGAGCTGGTTCTGCTCTCCGCAGACCTGCAAGCCGGAGAACTCCGAAGCCTTCGCCGGCCAGCACAGCGCGACCAGCACGAGCTTCTACATCAACGATGAGGACTGTTTCAGCGCCGACACCGATATCCTGACGCGGCGTGGGTGGATTCGTGTGGGGGCGGTGCGTCCAGACGACGACTGCGTGACGATGTCGCAGGAGACTGGACTGGCGACCTATATGCGCCCGAAGGCCGTGCATTGGGCGCATCGGCGTGGGCTCATGCTCCAGCACCGACGGCAGAATGCGTCATGGTGCGTGACGCCGCATCACCGGATGTGGGCCAAACGGTGGAATCACCGACGCGGCGCCTATGGGCCGTTTCGTTGGGTGGCCGCCGAGTCGATTGGGCCTCGCGATGCGCTCCAGCGGCATATTGACTGGGGTGCGCCTGACGTGGAGTGGTTCACGATTCCCGCGTTCGTCTCCGACCGGAAACAGTTCCCCGCGCGCCTCGTGCGGATGGATGCGTGGGTCGCCTTTCTCGGCTGGTATTTCTCGGAAGGGAACCTCGTCTCGCGGGTGAACCGCTTCAGCCAGCGCGAATATATCAGCATCGGCATTTCCAATCGAGACGTGGCGCCTGTGCAACGGCTGGCCGCGGCGCTCGGATTCATCGGACGCGCGTACCGGGCGAATGGTTCGGCCTGGAACCTGCGGTTTCATGATCGCGCGCTGGCCGAATACCTCGCGCCGTTTGGCGCCTCGTGCCTCACGCGCACGCTACCCTCGTTCCTGCGCGATCTCAGCGCGCGACAGATTGGACTCTTTCTCGACAGTTATGTCGCGGGCGATGGATATCACAAAACGCCCAAACTGGATGTGATCTATACATCCTCACCGGCGCTGGCTGATGCGCTCCACGAACTGTGCCTGAAAAGCGGGGCGACGAGCACCCTCTCCACACGGCGGCTGATGGCCTCGCGGAGCGCCATCGCCGGACGCCCCATCCGCAGTTCGCGCGACGGGTTCGCGATCACGCGCTCCCGTCAACGCGCCCCGATGACGTTCCGGCAGGGGCGCCTCCCGCAGCGCATCGAGTATGACGGGCTGATCTACTGCGTGGAATTACCGACGCACCACCTCGTCTTCACGCGGCGCGATGGCGTGTGCGTGTGGAGCGGCAACAGCGGCGTGCCCGACATCATCCACGAGGTGGAGGAAGGGGGCCTGGCGCGCGGCGAGCCGATGGTCTTCCTCTTCGGGAACGCGACGCGGAATCGGGGGAAGTTCTACGAAGCGGTGTTCGGGCGGGACCGTGGCCGGTGGTCGCCCTCCGTCATCGACGCCCGCACGACGGAGACGGCGAATCTGGCGCTCATCGAGGAGTGGATGGAGACCTACGGGGAGGACAGCGATTTCGTCCGGGTCCGGGTCAAGGGCCTGCCGCCGCGGGCGTCCGAACTCCAGTACATCGACACCGAGCGGATTTGGGCGGCGCAGACGCGCCAGGTCTTCACGCTGCCCGGCGAGCCGTTGATTGCGGGCGTGGACGTGTCGGGGGGCGGGTCCGCGTGGAACGTCGTGCGCTTCCGGCGTGGGGCGGACGCGCGGTCGATCCCCCCGATTCGGGTGCCGGGGGAAAAGACGCGGCACGACCGGACGGCGTTTCTCACCGTGCTGGCGACCCTGCTGGCTGAGCGCGACCCCCAGCGGAAGGTCGACATGATGTTCGTCGACACGGCGTTCGGCGGGCCGTATGTCGTCGGGCTCAAGGCGCTCGGCTACTCCAACGTGATGGAAGTCAACGGCGGGGCGCTGTGGCCACCCGACCCGTACGCCTACAACTACCGGGCGTATATGTGGTCCCAGATGAAAGAGTGGCTACGAACCGGGGCGATTCCCGCCAAGGACGAGACCCTGGAACATCAGCTCGGCGTGCCGGGCTATCACAGCAACCGGCAGCAGTTGCTCGTCATCGAGTCGAAGGACTCCATCGCCAAGCGGAACGAAGCCTCGCCGGACGATGCGGATGCGCTGGCCTACACGTTCGCCGCCCCCGTGGCCCCGTCCGCCGAGGCCCAGCAGGCGGCGCAGGCGCGAGACGACGAGGGGATGCCGCGGCGATCCTGGCAAGGCCGATAAAGGAGGGCTGAGATGGACGCACTCGGGCTCGCGGCGGCCCTGCGGCGACCGACCGCCGCGACGGCAACGGTCTTGCTGACGAACTTCCCGCCCCCGCCGGCGCTCATGGTCGAGCGGGTGCCGCTGGCGAGCGCGGCGGATCTGTGGGCGGCGATTCAGCAGCGGTGGGGCGCGCGGGTCACGCATCTGGCGCGCGTGGGCGCGGGGTTCGGTCCGCCGGCTGAAGTGGTGCGGCCGGGCGAGGCGTGGCCGGTCGTGGTCGAGGCCGCAGGACCGGACGCCATCTTTCTGGTGGGCTGGCTCAATGGGCCGCTGACCCTCCCGGACGCCCTGACGACGCCGCCCCGCTGACGGCGTCTTATGCTACCCTGTGCGAGACGCCACGCATGAGCCGCCTCGACGACGCCAGCCACACGGACATGAGCGCCTACCTGCGGGCGCTCGGGCACACGATCCGGTCGTTCGCGATCGTGACGGCCTTGCGGGCGCACGTCCCGCTGACGGAGATTGCCGACGGGGGCTGGCTGCAGTTCATGGCGCTCGCGCGGCCCGTCCTCAAGAACGCCGGGTACACCGAACAGGACATCGCCGGGGCGTGGCTGCTGATCGAGCGCTGGTATGCGGGCGACCCGGACCCGATCATCCGGAAGTACCTCGGTCTGCGGCGTCCCGGGCCGGTCCACTGATGCGGATGCGGTTTACGGACCCGGTGTTTCATGGCCACTACACCCTGCTGCGCGGGCCATTCAGCCGTCTCCAGCGGTACCTTCGCGATCGGGACCATGACACCCGCGAGTTCCACATGGCCGGGGCGAAATGCGTGGAATTCAGAAGCCGCGCTGGCGCGCACGAAATTCTCTTCTGGGTGCCGGCGGGCTTTCGGCCGACCGGCGCGATCGCGCTGGGCATTCTGGCGCACGAGGCGGTCCACGGCGCGCTGTTTCTCCTCGAACATCGCGGGTTCGCGGAGCGTGAGTTGCGCTCGGAGGCACTGAATTATCTGACGCAGTTCTTGGTCACCGAATTGGTGCAACGGTTGGGAGTCCGACATGCTCGTCCTGCCCGAATTTCACCGGCGAGACGCCGAGGCGTTCGTCGCCCGGTATTGTGAGGCGTGCGCGGCGCACCTGCGGCGCTTCTGGGCCGTCGAGGCGGCGTGGTATCCGCTGTCCTTCGGCGGGGAGCCTCGCTGGCTGCGGCTGACGCGCGAGCCGGGGCTGCCGCCGGTCCTGCTCTCGGTGACGACGAGGCCGTTCAGTCTGCGCGTCGGCGAAAGCTTCCGTGCCACGCTCGTCAAGGAGCGCCCCCGTGGCTGACCAGACCGTGCACACGCGCGGCCGGCGCCCCAAGGCGCCCGTGGACCCGGAGACCCGCGACCGCCACGAGGCGGCGCTGACCCAGGCCCGGAGGCTCTTCCTCCGGTTCGCGACCGCGGAAGGCCCGATGCGGGCGCGGATGCTCGCCGACGCGGAATTCGCCGCCGACATCAGCGGGACGGCGCATTGGGCCCCCGAAGCCATCGCGGAGCGCTCGCGCCCGGGGTCCGAGCGGCCCTATTTCTCGGTCGACCGGCTGTCCCAGCCCATCTACAGCATCGTCAACCAACACCGCGATAGCGCCACGGGCATCGAGGTGCAGCCGCAGGATCAGGGGGCGGACCCGGAGACGGCCGAAGTGCTCCAAGGGCTGATCCGTAATATCGAAGGGCAAAGCCGGGCGCGGCTCGCGTACACCTGGGCCGTGGAAGGGGCGGTGCGGATCGGCCGCGGCTACGTGCGCGTCGTCCCGGAATACGTCCAGCAGCCGAATCTGACGCGCGTCGGGTTTCGGGAGCGCCCGTTCCACGCCTTCGACCCTGGGCTGTTTCACCAGGACTTGCGGATCAAGCGCGTGCTGAATCCCTTCGCCGTCTACGCCGATCCGGCGTGCGAAGAGCCGGACTACTCCGACGCCCTCGACTACTTCATCGTGAGCGATTGGCCGGTCGATGAGTACGTCGCCCGATACGGCGAGGAGTCGGCCGTGACGGGCTTGGACGACTTCGCGAGCATCGGCGATCACGTCCCGTACTGGTTCCCCAGCGGCCACGTCCGGCTCGCCGAGCATTACCACATCGACCGGCAGTTCATGCCGGTCGTCTTGCTGATGGACTCCAAGGGCCAGCCGTGGGTCATCGCGGAGGCCCACGTCCCCCAGTTGCAGGCGCAGCTCGCGGCGGTCGGGGTGCAGCTCGAGCCGACGCCCAGGAATCGGCGCGACCTCGAGATCCGCCAACTCCACTGGCGCCTCCTGAACGGGGTGGAAATCCTCAGAGAGCAGGAATTGCCAGGCCGCTGGATCCCCGTGGTCCCGGTCATCGGGGAAGAGCTCTTCGTCAATGGCGACCGCGACCTGCGGGGGATCGTGCGGGGCGCGAAACAATCGTGTCAGATTTACGACTACCAGATGACGGCGCTCATTGAAGCCGTCGGGCTCATCCCCAAGAACCCGCTCATCGCGACGGCCAGCCAACTCAAGGGGCAGGAGCGGTTCTGGAAGAACGCCAACGTCGAGAACTACAGCGTCCTGCTCTACAACGAGATGAGCATCGCGGGGAACCTGGTGCCGCCGCCGTTCCGGAATCCCGCCGTCGCGAACATCGGCCCACTCGTGGCGGCGATCGTGCAGGCCGACAATGACGTCAAAGTGTCGACCCGGTTCTACGACGCGAGCCTCGGTCAAGCGGGGCCGCAGGAGTCGGGGCGGGCCATCTCGGCCCGTCAGCGCCAGACCGACCTGGGGACGGGACACTATCAGGCGAACTTCCGCGACATCACGCTCTCGCATCTCGGGCGGATCCTGATCGACCTGATTCCGTCCTACTACGACACCGAGCGGATTGCCCGCATCATCGGCGCCGACGATCAGCCACGCACGGTGAAACTCAACGCCGAGTACCTGGACACCAAGACGGGTGAGTCGCGGATTCATCGGATGGGCGTCGGCACTTATGACGTGCAGGCGCAAGCGGGCCCCGGCTTCACGACCAAGCGGGAGCAGGTCCGCGAGGTGTTGCAGGAGACGATTCGGGCCGCGCCGCAGCTCTTCCCGCTCATCGGGGATCTGTTCTTCAAAGCCCTCGGACTGCACGACGTCGCGGCGCGCATCGAAAAGACCCTGCCGCCCGAGGTGCGCGACCGCGGGCCGCAGGACCGCCCGCCGATTCCGCCTGAAGTGAAACAGCAAGTGACGCTGCTCATGCAGCAGCACGAGGCGTTGACGACGGCGCTCGAGGAAGCGAAGCGGCAACTCGAGACGCAGGCCGTCAAGGCGCAGATCGAGCGCGATCTCAAGGTGCTCGAACTGGACTCGAAAGAGCGGATTGCCCAGCTCCAAGTCAATCAGAAGCACGACCAGGCGTTGCACGAGGCCGCCGTCGAGATTGCGAAGCTGCAAGGCGAAATCGACCAGCAGACGGCCGAGCGGGAGGCGCGGTCACTCCTGGCGCAAGCGAAGCTGATTCTCGACGAACTCCATGCCGTGCGGGCAGACCGGGCCGCCGAGCGCGAGCCGGCGCGGGTGGACCAGCGATGAGCGACCGGCACGTCGGCTCCTTCGCCGACGGCTGGCGGGAACTGCGGCGGCGCCTCGCGGCGCGTCGGTATACCGGGCCGAGCCAGATTCATTGGCACGAGGGCGAGCCTCGGGAGTTGACCGTCCCGGGACCCGTGGAGCGCATTCGGATTGACAAGCGGCGGGCGGAGGCTGACAATAGGGCGACTGGACGGATCCGGCCGACCGACTCAGAGGGCCTGATGGAATAAGCGTCGTGCTCGTGTCGCGTGCCTGAACAGGCCCCCAGCCCGCCGAGGCTGGTACTTCCTGAAGGCTCGATCGCGCTGATGCGCGGCCGAGCCTTTTTTGTTGGTGAGACCCCGATGGACCAGAACACCCCCGCCGCCCCGCCGCCGCCCGCGCCGCCGCCCGATGCGGTGCTGAATGACGACGGCTCGGTGACCGTCGACCGCGTGACGCTGTTCACGGAGGAGACCCCAACCCAGATTGCCGCCACGCTCGGCGGGGTGCTGACGACGCCAGAGACGCCGCCGCCGCCGGCGCTGGCGCAGGGGCCGTCTCTAGAGGCCCCGCCCCCTGCGCCCCTGCCGGCCGCCGCGCCGGCCCCCGACCAGCCCGGCGAGCGCCCGAAGAAAGTCAAGGGCGATCCGCAGTCGCGGCTGGCGCAGATGGCGTGGGACCTGCGCGAAACCGAGCGGAAGGCGCGCGAGGCGGAAACGCGGGCGCAGCGCTTGGCGGCCGAACTCGACGCAGCGCGACGTCCGGCCCCGGCCCCGGCCCCGGCCCCGGCGCCCGCGCCCGCCGGCGGCGCCGCCCGTGCCGCCGCCCCTCCTGAGACCTTTCCGACGTGGGATGCCTGGGCGGCGATGGCCGAGCATGCCGACACGACGTACGAAGACTACAGCGACGCCCGGCAGGATTGGCGCGTCAAGCGGAGCGGGCTCCTCACGCGCGAGGAGGCCGAGCGGGTCGCCGGCGAGACCGTCGCCGCGATCCTCGCGGAGCAGCGCCGGACGGCGTGGCGCGCGCACCAGGCGCAGGAGCAGGCGACGCGCGAGGCCGCGTTCCTGGCGAGCAAGGAAGCCGCGCACGTCAAGTACGGCGAGGACTTCGACGCCAAGGTCTTGCAGAGCGATTTACCGTTGAACCCGGCGATGTGGGACTTCGTCGAACGGTCCCCGTTGGCGGGGGACCTCTTGTATTACCTCGGGAGCCATCCCGAGGCGTGCCGTGAGATCGCCGGCCTCTTGCAGCCGGTTCGCGTCGGGCCCACCGACGCGGACATCCGCTGGGTCGGCGACGCTCACGAGGTCAGCCGTCGGCTGGCTCGCGTCGAAGCGTCGCTGGGTGGCGCCCCGTCGGCTCCGTCCCCAGGGACTTCATCTGTCACCAGTGCGCCGCCCCCGCCTGAGCCGGTCGGGGGCGCGCGCACAGCCTCGCTGGCTGCCTCGCTGACAGACCCGCGCCTGTCTCCGGCCGATTTCATCCGGCTGCGGAACGAGGCGCTCGACGCCAAAGCGGCTCGCGGGGAGTAACGACATGGACGACTGATCATGACCATCTGTACACGCGCGTCCTCGCGCTGGTGGGACGACCTGCCGGCGTCCGCTCGGGCCGCTCGGATTGGACTCGCCCTACTCGTGGGCCTGGCGCTGACGTGGCTGGTCGACTCCTGGCTCGCCGCCGGCTCGACCCTGTTCTTCGCCAACACCCTCCTGACCTCGGACACCATCACCAAGGAATCGTTGCGGCTCCTGGCGAACAACCTCGTCTTCTGCAAGTCGATCAACCGCAAGTACGACAGCTATTTCTCCGGCGAAGGCGCGTCGAGCCGGAACGGCGATAGCGTGCGGGTGCGCAAGCCGCCGCGGTACTTGGGGCGCACGGGGTCTGCGATGGTGACTGAGGCGATCGAGGAAACCTCCGTCACGGTGACCCTCGACACCGAGTTCGGCGTCGACCTGGAAGTGAGCAACAAGGACCTGACGCTCTCGCTCGACAACTTCTCCGACAAGTGCCTCGCGCCGGCCGTCTCGCGCATCGCCACGTATATCGACCAGAAGTGCATGGAGAAGGCGGCCAAGGTGATCCCGTACTCGGTCGGGACCCCGGGGACCATCCCCACGGCGCTGCTGACGTACGGGCTCGCCGGCAGCAAGCTGGACGACAACGCGGCGCCGCAGGACGAGCACCGCTACATGACGATCTCCAGCCGGATGCAGACCTACATCGTGGATGCGGCCAAGGGGCTGTTCCAGGCGTCGCAGGAGATCGCGCGGCAGTACCGGAAGGGCCGCATGGGGATGTTCGGCGGCTTCACGTGGCAGATGAGCCAGAACGTCTACACGCACACCGTCGGGGCGTTCGCCGGGACCCCCCTGGTGAACGGGGCCGGCCAGAGTGGGACCAGCCTGGTGACGGACGGCTGGACGGCGACGACCAGCGTGATCAACGAGGGCGACATTCTCACCCTCGCGGGGTCGAATCACGTCAACCCGTCGAATTACATGAGCACCGGGGAGCTCCAGCAACAGCGGGTGACCGGCCCCGTCACGGCCGACGGCTCGGGCAACAAGACGATCGGGATCAGCCCAGGGCTCACGACCTCCGGCGCGCGCCAGACCGTCGATGCGGCGCCGGCCAACAACGCCGTCATCAGCGTCGTCGGGGCGGCGAGCACGCAGACGCCGCAGGGCATCGCCCATCACCGGGATGTCATCACCCTGGCGATGGCCGACTTGCCGCGCCCGAAGGGCAAGGACATGGTCGGGCTCATCAGCGACGAGCAGACGGGGCTGGCCATGCGGTTCGTCCGCGACTTCGAGACGCGGTCGGGCCAATGGCTGACGCGGATCGATGTCATCTTCGGGGTGGCCGATCTGCGCGGAGAGTCGCTGGGGTGCCGCCTCGCGTCGTAGCGCGGGACGGCGGAGAGGCAACCGGACGGGCTGGGGCGTCTCCTGACGCCTCAGCCCATGAGACACGTCACACACGCAGGAGCGCACGCATCATGACCAAGCCTTCAACGATCTGGCGGTCGCTGGCGATGACCCTGGCTATTCTGCTGACGGCCACGCTGAGCGTTGCCCAGACGACCCTGAATTCGACGACGCTGGCGGCCGCCGTCTCCACCGCCGAGGCGGCGACGGTCACCCTCGCCAGCGGCACGACCGTCGCGGCGGGGCACGACCTGTATGTCGAGCGCGAGCGGATGCGGATTCTCAGCGCCGTGGGCAGTTCCACGACGATCTGGAATGTCGCGCGCGGGATCGGGGGGACCGCCAGCCGGCCGCACCCCAACGGCGCCAAAGTCTGGACGGGGGCGCCCGCGCGGTTCGGCACCGCCGACCAAGTGTCCGGCTCGAGCTGCACGACGCCCCTCTATCGGCCCGCCATCAATACGACCAGCGGGCGGATGTGGGAGTGCGAGATCGGGTTCTGGATGGAGATCCAGTCGTTCTCGCCGGCCGTGACGGCGTGGCGGGATTTCACGATCCGGGACAGCTTCGATCAGGGCTACTTCATCCATCAGGACGACATGACGGCGAAGTCCATCACCGACGACGAAGACAACGTCGTCTATGGCTCCCCGCTCGGGATCATCGAATACCGCGAGGAACTGGGCAAGACGGCGTCGTCCTGGCTCATCGCGGATGGGGTGCTCGACCTCTCGGCCGATGACGGGGCGACCGATGCCGAAGGCGTCGAAATGATCTTCGGCGTGGCTGAGGGCACGGACATGGGCGTGCTCGTGGCCGGCACGCAGGGCGGGTGCTTCGCCGCGAGCATCCTGCTGCCGGACATCAGCTCGACCGACTTTGTCGCGATCGGCTGGCGCCAGAACGAGGCGTTCGTCGACAACGCCACGCCGGCCTCTTACACGCTCTACAACCTCGCGGGGATCTACAACTCGGAAGACGGGTCGATCTTCCACATCGAAACCGGCGCGACCTCCGATGATTCCGGCGTGAACTGGGCGGACGGGGAAACGCGGGCGCTCAAGGTCTGCGTGAGCAAGGCGGGCGTGCCCTCGGCGTACTACTCCAGCGCGTACACGCATTCCCAGACGGTGCATGACTTCCCGACCTGGACCGAAATCCCGCTCGGGAACAATGGGACGACCCTGACGGCCGGCACCCAGCTCAATCCGTTCCTGACCTTCCTCTACGGGAACGACACGACGTCGAGCGAGGCGCGGGTCCAGTGGGTCGAGGTGACCAGACTCCCATAGCCGAGGCGGTCTCCGCGATCGCTGAACAAAGGACATGAACGCCATGCGAAAGCCTTTCGTGTCGCTGCTTGCTGGACTGCTGCTTGGGGCCACGGCCTATTCCGGCGCCCAAGATGTCAGTATCGGCGGCGCGTTTCTGCCTCTGCAGGACACCGTTGTCTCGGGCGTCTGGACGTTCCGCGGGGCGAGTCCCATCAAGTTCGAGGGCGGGACCGATCGGCTGGCGGATGACGCCTTCGAACTGACGCTCGCCGTCCCCAGCGTGACGGCGGATACCACGCTGACCCTCCCCACGTTCGGGAGCGCGTCCGCCGCGCTCCTCTTTTCGACGCTCGCGACCAACGATCTTGATGTGGCGAATTCGATCTGGGGGGTGTCGAACGGCCTGCGGTTTGAGGGTGCCACCGCTGATGCGTCTGAACTCACGCTGACGGTGGCGGATATCACGGCTGACCTCACCATCAGTTGGGCCGACGATCTCGTGGGCACCTACCGTCCGATGACGAACATCGCCGCCGACGTGACCGGCGGGGTCTTCATCATGCCGCCGTTCGGGATTGCCGCGACCGACAATGACCTGACGATGGCCGACAACGTCATGTACGTCTACCGGGTCTACGTGCCCCAGTGGATTACGGTCGCTAATGTGTACGCCAGGGGGACGCAGGGCGGGGACATCGCGGCGGGCGACGACCTCTTGGGCGTGGCGATTTACGAAGACGCCGATGCGGGGGCGCAACTCACGGAAGGCACGAGCGCGGATTTCACCGCGACCGCGGATCTCACGCTCAACGTGACGGATGTGACGCTGGGGCCCGGCATGTATCGGATTGGGGTGTGCTCAGGGGATGCCTCCGGGATCGCGTTCGTCGCGGGGGATCCGATTGATGACGAGGCCATTGACGTCTACAACCTCGGGGCGGTCACGATCGGGACGGCGGCGAATGCGTGCGTGGCCGCCAATCCTGCCACCACGACCGGCGCGTTGACCACCGCCGACATCCTCATGCCGGTGTTGAAGCTGGGACCGTGACGCATGAAGGACACGATGGACGCCGCTGAATTCCAGGCCACCACATCGCCAGTCGAGGGCCCCCCGTGGCGGGGTGGCGGGCAGCCGATACTGGCCCAGATGCGGCTGACGGAGTCGTTCGGGACCCGCGTCGTGCGGAGCGTCCAAGAGGGCGTGCTCCTCGGCGTCAAGTGGGGCCTCGTGACGCTGTTCGCGCTGGCGGCGGTCGGGTGGTTCGTGCGCGATTACGCCAGCGTGCGCGAGCAGGCGCGGTATGTCGCGGCCGTGCGCGAAGCCAGCGCCCGCGCCCAGGCCGCCCCGGTCCAACCCCCGGTTCCGGCGTCGGCCCAGGCCGCCCCGCCGAGCCCGTAAGCGTAAAGGAGTCTGCCATGCGACGGATGTGCGCGCTCGCGCTGACGGGGGCGCTGCTGCTGGCCCCACCCGCGTGGGCGCAAGATCACGTCACGTACGAAAGCGTGACGGTCGCCACGACCGCCCTCGGGATCACGGCCGCGATTCGGAATCCCGCCGGTCGGCCCCCGCAGACCGCCTGCCAGATGCGGCTGGAAACGGCCCAAGTCCGGTTCCGCTGGGACGGCACGGACCCGACCAGCACCGAGGGCCAACTCCTCGACGTGGGCGATCTCCTGACCGTCCGCGGCGCCGCGTTCATGGCGGCGTTTCGCGCGATTCGCACGGGCGGCACGAGCGGGGTGCTGAAGATCCACTGCTACCTCGACCGGAATAACTGACGATGAAGTCCTGGCGCCAGACCGTCGTGCTGAGCCTCGCCGTGCTGGCGGGGCTGTCGCTGGCCGCACGGGCGCAGGTCTTCATCGAGCGCGGGGCGGAACTCACGGGCGCCGCCGCCACGCTCTGTGTCGATGCGACCAATCAGGATGCCTGCTTCGAGCGCGCGGCCGCCGACATCATACAACTCCAGGCGGGCGACTCGCTCAACCTCAACCCCGCCGGCGTGCGGCTCTCGTCTGATGGCGACGGGGCGCTCACACTCCTAGGCCTGGGCGACGGCAGCGACGAAGACCTGACGATCAACCTAGACGACACCGCGAACACGGCGGTGGTCTCGTCGAACACGGGGGTGACGGCGCTGAGCCTGAGTGGCATCAGGATGTTGGTGCCAGATGGCGCGGTAGACACGCCGAGTCTGACGTTTGCCGCTGATACAGGAACGGGCGTCTTTCGATCTGGCACCAGCACGTTTATGTTCGTGGCAGGCGGAAATCGTATTGTACGGACGGCGCCCAGCAACTTTACGGCGGCAAGCGATGTCTCGTTCGCGTGGAATAGTGCGGCTGATTTTTCGGGATCGACCGATCTGTTTCTCAGCCGCGATGCGGCCAACAC